ACGCAGCGTCCATGTTCGGCCTCCTTGCCTTGGGGTGCGTTGGACAACACCACTAAGGCAAGCGAGGCCATTTTTGTCCATACCAGTTCCGCGGTAAGCACTTAGGAAAGTTCAAGTGCCATTCGTGGCCTAGTAGTATTCCGTAACGTCTGGTTGATTGCGACGGCGGTTCGGTGTCGGCGGTGCCTGGACCATGCGACCAGTCTTAAACCGGTCCAGGTCATCGGGAGCGATGCGATAACTCGGGCGAATCTTCTCAGAGACGTTCATTGCTGGGAGCTTGCCGCTCTTGATCCAGGCCAGCACGGTCTCCCGTCGAACCCGGAGAAGCTTCGCGATCTCGGGCGGGGTTAAAAAGGGCTGCATCTACGGTACTACGTGAGAATTAATCGACTGTACACGAGGCGGTGATTTCGGCCCCAAAAAGTCAAGAGGGGCGCGCCCTATCGGTAGATAACGCCGGCCAAGGTCGCTTGGATAATTGCCATTCGACCGTCGCAATCGGTCCAACCGTTAGCTCGACTAGCTAGCTTGACTAGCTCCGATGAACGGCCCCGGACGCCCGATGTGTCCGGGGCATCGCCGCCGCGCCTTAGCTCATCTCGACTGTCGGATTGCGTCGATACGCAGGCACTACCGCGCCGTGCCAGTAGTCTTCTTGTCCGGGCTTCCAAGTCAGCCCCAAGCGCCGGTGTAGCTCCCCGCTGGCGGTTTCGCGTTTGTCGATGCCTGCGAACTCCAACAAGTCGGCGCGGGTGAACTCCGGTAAGAGCGCGACGTTCCGCAGGCATACTTGGCGAACTTGCTCCGCATGTTCCCGCGTTTTCATGGCGACAATCTCGTTATCCGCAATCGTCAGGGTGTAGTCGCCTTGCTCGTTTTTCGTGATGGATGTTTTCATTTTGTGCCTTTTCTTATATTCCGGCCCCGGACAATATCGTCCGGGGCATTGCCGCCGCGCCGCTAACGTCCAAGTATCTTCCACCACGGCCGCTTTGCGGGAACCGGTGCGGGAGCCGGGGCCAATGCCCTCGCTGCTTTCGCCAACCGTCCCTGTTCCTTCCGGCCCTCCAGCAATTCCCAACGCTGCCGCCGATCCAGGTAGCCGGCGCGCTGCTTTTGCAGGCGTGCGGGGTCAAACTCGACTGCCTCCCTGCCCGCGATGATTGACGAGGGAACCACCAATCGGCCGCCCAGGTCATCGGGCAGCGGGTCAGTGCGCCAGCCGTCCGTACTGTCGGCCAGCGAATAGAAGATGCGCACCACGCCGTACTTTTGCGGCCCCAGTCGGGCCAGCGTGTAGGCATGGACGAGATAGCGCGGCCAATCCAGGCACATAGCGCCGGGTGGCGTTTGCTGCTGGTGACTGGCGTAGATACAGCGCAGATACAAAAGGTGCTCGGACGGGATGTTCGTGCTGAGTGTTGTTTCTTGTTCGATTTTCACTTTGGTTTCTCGATTTCTTCGATCTCTTTTTTGGTGTTCGCGGCTGTCTCAATCGTCAACATCAGCCGACGATTGAGACTGTCGATTCGGTCTTCCCAATTCGGCAAGCCCCGGACCTCATCGACTAGAATGGCGACCATTTCCGCCGCGAGTCGCATCACGGTCGCGCGGTGCAGAAAGAGATTTCGGCGTGCCTGCTGGCAGTCATACTCTTTCGCCAGCCGTCCAATCACGCTCAGCAGAGAGACGGACAGCCCGTGGTTCTTGCTTTGGCCAGCTTGCTCAAGTAGGTAACGGCACAAGGCAAGCTCCCTGCGCAGGCACGCCGGATCGTCGGCGTCGAACTCTTTCAACCGCGCATTGGCTGCCGCTTCCGCAAGCCGGTAGTCACTCGTCATCGTCGCCTTCCTCGTCCCGCTCGAATTGCTCGATCCACCAAATGACATAGCTAGCCATCGCTTCGGCAAGGTCATTCTCGACCTCTTCGCGCGTTCGTGTGATGATCATGCATTTCTCCAAAAAAGACCGCAGCCGGGGAACAATGTCCCCGGCCACGGCAAACCCACCGAATTTAGCGCGGCCCCATCGCTTCGCGCCGCTGCTGCTCTGCGATGCCCTCGCGTGTCATGCGGTCCATGTCTTCGCGTGCCAGTTCGTCCAGTCGCTCTTGCGAAAAGAACGGTTGCGACGGGGCCGCTGGGGCTGCGGGCTCGAATGCCTCGCCGACGTGCGCCATGCGCTGCTGGCGAAGCTCAAAAATGGCCCTATCGAGTTCGGCCGTCTTTGCGTCGTGCCGTTGCTCCCGCACGATACGGCCCTCGTCCAGCATTTGTTTGGCAACGTCCAGGCAACCACGCCGGCATTGTTCGAGCGTCATGCGAGCTTGATTGACCTCGCTGAAGCTTGCCGCCGGGTCGAACAACGACGTTTCCAGTGCGGCTTCTGCAATCGCTACGGCTTTGGCGCGACGTGGACAGTTCGCAAATTCTTCGGCCGCCTGTTGGTCTTGGACCTTCTGGTCCCACTCTTTGGCAGCGCGGCGGTATAAGGCCGCTCGATCTTCCTTCTTTTTCGGCAGGTGATCGCCGCGGGCCATCGCCGCCCGAAACGGGTTCGGCTCTTCGGCCGCCGGTTGCGATACGGGAGTGATCTGCCAAAGCCGGTCCCGGCTTTTTTCGAGCGCGCTGCGATTGTCTTTGCGCGGCAGGCCGTTCTCCAATTCTTCGCCGGTCAAGGTACGATTCGCGAGTGCCTCGCGACGCCGGATTGTCTCGCTGGCATACTGCTCTGCCGCTTCGCTGGTAGAGAATTTGCGGCCGAAAACAAGGTGCTCTCCACGATTCAATTCAACGTGTTTCACTCTGGGGTCCATTTGATGCTCCTAGTAAAAATGCAATTGTGGCTGCGACAATGCGCGGGTGGGCATTGCGCAAGATGGGGGTTTGCGACCCGTCCCGAAGGTCACGAATAAGAACTAGCTCCCCGCGGAGTTCAGGAACGAACCGCGCCGGATCGAGCGGCGGGTAGCTCGTGGATGAAATGAGCCTCGCCCACGCCTCTTCGGCTTTGCTGCTGAAAGGGTGCTCGATGCCGAGATAGCTGACGTAGTGATCGCCACGCCGCTTCCCAGGTCCAGGGCATTTCGACCGCGGGGGCTTTGGTTTCTCGGGATGGGCTGTCTCATACTCGGCTTTGGCGCGTTCCCGCTCGGGGCCGCGGGGCATCGCCCACCATTGTTTCGCGTTCATTTCTTGCCTCGGAATTGTTCGGGCGCGTTTCGCCGTAGGCTGTCGATAGCGTCGCGAAACGACATGCCGCCGCGGACGGCCTGGAAGATTGAAGCGGCGGCCCTCATGCCGTCGCGAGCGCCCGCCGCAATACACTGTTCGCGCAGACTTGCGGGGTAGCTGTTCCAATTTTGGAAGTGCATACGTGCCTCAATTGAAAAGTGAATCGGCCGCCTCGTGCTGCCCCACACGAGGCGGAAGCCGCACGCCTACAGGGTGGCGGGGCGTAGATTAAGCGGCCACGGAATCGCGACCTTTGAGCCGAATGCCTGCGACAGCATTCACGCGCCGCCCCTCAACGCTGAGCTTTGCGTGAATGTTGATCTTGCCGCCGCTGACATTCGTCAAGAATGTAGACAGCTTCGTCTGCTTGATGTGCGGACGGCCTTGTCCTTCCAGCCATGCGTTGCATGCCGAAAGCAAATCTGCTTTCGGAGTGATCGCAGCCGGATCAAGCTCGCAAAGCTCCAGGAAGCCAGCGAGCGGTTCCCTCTCATTCAAGAGTTGCTGCTTGTCGTCAGTGTCGAGAACGGGAATCTGCATCCGGTTCGGAGCGGGCGGAAATCGCAAGTCCATAACGGTTCGCATGAAATGCGGAGCTTCAGCCTTCAGCCGCTCGTGGAACTCCCCCTTGGCAATCTCCGTCTCGGGACGAGGTACAAACGCGATTACCGCGCGGCAATCGCCCGTGGTCGTGGCGAAGTAGCCAACAAAGTTAGTAAGGTGCATAAGGTGGAAGGTTGACCGCTGCTGGAACCGATCCGTCCGCATGCGGCGGACGCTGATTTCCAGGCCGGTGACGAGTTCCTTGACCTTGTTTGCGGCAACAGCGTTGCCGCTCAGGTCGTGCTCGTCAATGTAGACGAGCACGGCGCTTTCCAAATCGGCGTTGAACATATCGCGACCGGCAAGATAGTCTTTGCCATCGACCACGCCGCCGGTCACAAGCAGACTGAAGACTTCGTATGCCGAGCTTTTGCCGCTATCGCCCGGTCCCCAGAAGCCAGCATAGGGCAGCCGACAAAACGGCATCCGCAACATGGCCGCATAATAAAGCAGCAACCAATCCGCGCCGGTCCCGATGCCGTGCTCTTTGCACCACGGATCAAGCTGGACAGCACTATCCAAACCTTGCCACAGGTGTTGGAGAAACAAGTCCCAAGTCGGGTGATCCGGATCGTCAGTCACGGCGGGGGCGTAACGGTACTGGGGAGCATTAAGGTTCCATTGCCGCGGTCCCGGATACTCGGGATGGAACGGGAGCTTGACGAGGGTCCAGGGCCGCCGCTCGGCAACGCCCATCAACATTTCGGCCAGCGGCTTACTATGCCCCAAACTTTGGAGAACCGTCTTAACGCTGGATGCAGTAGCCTCTTTCCATTGGCCGTCATCCTGTTTGATTCGCCAGCCCGCGGCTTTGCCTTCTGGCGTCTTCAGACAACGCACAACGTGGTCTACGTCGCCGACATCTTCTTTCACGGGTTCGGTGGGGACATCGAACACTTGCGTCCAGGTGTGTTTCTTATCGCTGTCATTCCATCCGCCCGTGACTTTGTCGTCAGTGTGCTTCGCGACCTCGACAGTCAAACGGCCGTCCCTACTCGTGCTGACGATGGCTTTGCGTTGTGCCAAAGTCGGGTCGACCTCGATAGAGTAGCCCAGCGCTTGGGCAACTTCGGCCGCCTTCTGGAGAGTGTCGAGTTCGTGACCGCCCCGCTTCAGGTCACGGCCGCCAAGAGCGCGGGCCGCGGCTTTCAAGTTCGGCTTTCGATTGACCCAACATGTCGTGTAGCCGGTCGGACTCTGTTCCCAAGTGCGAGCTTCCGACACGCCGGGGCCGAAGCGGTAAATCTTCCAGCTACCGAAGTCCCCAGGAAATGCAAAGCAGTTTGGCGTTCCTGGATCGCTTCCAGGTGAGTTCGTGTCAAAGAACCCTTCCAGCTTCATTTCCTCGTGAAGCCGTTTGAAGCCCGCGGTATGGGTCTGGACCATATGCCGGTCAGCATCCCAGACGCACGAGAAACCCAAACGGAGAAGCTCGTCCATATGATCTTTGTGAGTTTGTTCAAGTGGGACAACCCGGTGAGCGCTAGCCAACGCCTCGAACGTGTCAAGCTGACAGTCAGGAACCGCGCCGACGCGAGCCTTAGCCCGCTTGCGCATCACAACGTCCAGGTGATCGCGCCAGTTGGGCACATCGGCTAACGTCAACTTGCCTTCGGCCGCCTTCAACGGCTGGAAGCTCCGCGGACTCTGCCGGCGCGCCCAAACCCACAAGACTTGGCCGCAAGCATCCACGTTCGCGCCGAAATTGAAGCCGGTTGCGGCGGACATTTTCCCGAGCACGGCGCGGGCAACGGCCGCATGCTCGGCATGGTTCGCGGTATAGATGCCTTCCAGGAAAACCGCGAAGTGTAAACCGTCGCCGCCGGTTGATCTCCGAACTTCGACATAGGGGAGTTGCTTCGCAGCCTCTTCAACCGCCGCAAGTTGCTCCGCGGTGATGCCGATTCCGGGAGCATGGGAAGTGACCGAATCGAAGTCAAAACCGATCCAGTCGGATCGACGATGGACATGGTTCCAGCCTGTCAGGCCGATTTCGCTGGCATGCAGTTCCAGGGGCCAGCGTAATTCGTAGTCGAGAGGGACCGGAACGCTATCGGCATCGCGCGGCGAGCGGATCGACCACCAATCATTCAGGCCGTCGGAGTAGGTGGACGCTTTGCCGGGGACGCGGTGGCCGTTGCCAGCGGCCACGTTGATCTGGAATTCCATTTCATCGGTGGCGAAGTCCAGGAGTCTCGGGTTCGGGTGGGTGGCCGCTTGGGCATCCAAAAAGCGGCGGACAGATTCATAGATGTGCATCGTGACTGACTCAAGATCGTGACTGGCGGAAGTGTGTGAGAGGGTAGTCCGCCCTGCCCTAGTCACGTAGGCAACGCGGACACAATCGTCCCCCTCTTATATGCTCTGCCCTCTTCCGCCAAGAATGGCGGACGGATTTTCGATTTTCTGCTGGCGACGCGGTGAAGTGGAAAAGCAAACCTGGACAGCTTAAACCCGGACACAAACCTGGACAGTGAGTTTTTGCCGTGTTTGAAGGGGTAAAGTCCGGGTTGTCCAGGTTGTCCACCCCTAAAATAGAATGTTTACCTTTTTCAAAATTCAACAATCTAAAAAGTGATATGGAACATGTAAAACGCCCCTAAACCTGAACAGCCTGGACAGTCACCTTGCCCCGCCTCGCTTGGCCGCGTCAGTCCAAAACCGCCCCAAGAACTCTTCGCCCTCGTCTCGAAAGTCCCCGTCCGCCTCGCTCGCGATGCGTTCCCCGAGCTTCCGCAGCCGATCCACAAGCGTTCTACGCCGCATGCCCATCTTGCGAGCCACTTCAGCGAGCACGGGCCTTGAATCGCTCGTGGAGCTATCAGGGTCATACATGCAACAGAGCAGCGCCCACCATTCCCGCTCGTCCGCCCGCTTAAGCGCCTCGTCCCTGACGCGGTCCAGGAACTCGAAATATCTCTCTGCCCGCCTCGGGTCACGAGCATGGAAACGCTCGTCAACGTTCTCGCGTCGATCTGGCCGCCGCCGCCCATGTTCCCAGTCGCCTTGGACCGGAACACGTTGACGAGGTTCCCATGACTTCCAGGCCGGTTCGCCACGCTTCACCCGCTTCCGCCTCGTCTCGGGCGACGGTTGCGGAATTGGCGCCGAGCGATGAATGGCCAATGACATTGCCTTTTTCACTGGCCGCCAAAGAACGGTGGCGATGCCCCGGCCGTCCTGGAACTCGTCCTCCAGAATGCGGCCCATTTTGCGGACGAGCACAAGGCAGCCCGCGCTGATTGCTTCCTGCCTCAAGTCGGGATCAGGCTCCAACCCGATGCCCGCGATAGTGCGGTCAGCCATCTTGCAGATAAATGGCAGGAGCGCTTCAGCAAGCGCTTCTGCGTCCTGACTCTGATATGCTGAGAAAATTGTGTTAGTCATGGACGTTACTACGATGGTGGAACCTACGCGCTCACGTTCGGCGGGAAAAATGTGCGCAAAATGTCCACTCGCAGTCGTGAATCACAACAGCCGAAAGTCGACGCCGGGGAACGGATTGCCAGATTTGAATCCGCGAAATTGGCGGACTTGCATCCGCCAATTGTGATAACGATGCAAACCCCCGACTGGATAAACGGCGGAGAAAACTCAGGGCTTCCGCGCGCGGTTGATGCTTTTTTGCAACATGGTCAGGAAACCGCGTCAGAACCGGCAACCCACACAAAACCTTCACAATCCCTACGACCGGACCCCAACCGCTGCTGCATCGCCTGGAGCCGAATCCCCGCCGACGCTGCCGCCTGCCTGATCGAGTAGTAGCGGGTCACTTCGCCGTCCGCCGCGATGCGGAGCACCGGACGATGCAGCCGCGGCCGTGGCGCGGGATTCAGCAGCCAGTCAGGCCAGCAGCCGGCCCATTGGACGATCTGGCGGACGCGAGCGGCAGCTAGTCGCGACGCTTCGCGAGCCGTCATACCTGACGAGGGCAACCAACTGTGATCCTCGGACGGCTGTAACCCGCTCGCGTCCAAGTCCTTGAACCACGCCCCCAGCGGCGAGCCGGCCAAAGCTCGATTCTGCCAGAGCGGGAGCCACGGCTTAGGGCCGCTGCCGTGGCCGATATACCGTTCTGGACGGCCGGGGCGGCCATCCAGAAGCTCGAAAGCCCGCGAACTCGGTGCATTGCCTGTTCTGTTCATTGGGTCGATCCTGGCGCAATTCTGCGGGGTTATTCGTGTACCTACCTGGTACATGATTCTGTAACAATCTGCTTGACCAACGACAAGCAGAATGTTATAATTGGGTTGTTCGGGCAAACTGGGAGAAAACAGCATGCGAATCGTCGCCTACTATCGCGTCAGCACCAAACGACAAGGCCAGAGCGGTCTGGGGCTTGAAGCCCAACGCGCGGCCGTCCAAGCCTATGCCAAGAGCATCGGGGCCAAGATTGTCGCTGAGTTCGTCGAAGTAGAGAAAGGTAAGCGTTCGGATCGACCGAAGCTCGCCGAAGCCATCGCCCGGACGCGAGCCGTCCGCGGCAAGTTGGTGATTGCCAAGCTTGATCGCTTGGCCAGAAACGTGGCATTCACGTCTGCTCTGATGGATTCGGGCTGCGACTTCGTTGCCTGTGACAACCCGCACGCAACCCGGCTGACAATCCATATTCTTGCGGCCGTGGCTGAAGACGAAGCCCGTCGCATCAGCGAGCGGACCACGGCCGCCCTTGCGGCAGCAAAGGAACGAGGTAAGCGTCTAGGAACACGTCGGCGCGGCCATTGGATTGATTGGCGCAAAGGCCAACGCAACGGCTTAGGTAAGGCCAGAGAAGCGGCAGCAGCCATGCGGCAGCAGGCTAGGACTGACTGCTACGGCTACCTGCTGGCTGACATCCAGGCTTGGCGTGACGAGGGGCTGAGTTATGCCACGATTGCCAACCGCTTGAACGATGCTGGCCACGTCACCACGACCGGCAAGCCGTTCGCTCCAATGACAGTGCAGCGGATGCTGTAGTTGATCGGTGACGAGTCGACCCCGGCCGGGGGTCAATTCCCGACTCGACAATCGCGCGTGCACTAATGTACACAAGTAGCCCTAACCTGGCACTTCGGCTTCAGGAATTTCCGGGTGACGCGTCAGTAGGATTTCGCGCTTTTGACCATGACTTTGTTCGATTGTCCCATTTTATCGTGCCACGATGTAGTTTACGAAACGCTCGTTTAACGTCCTCACGAATCATAAACCCTGCACTCGTTTGACTTGGTTCAACGAATTCCATTCCGAATTGGTGCACGATCAGTTCAGAGATGCTTGTTTGATAAATACAGCCGTATTTGTCAAACTGCTCAATCATCCACCGTGCAACATCCTCTGCATTAACGGGACACTGCCAAAGCTCTGTCTCGATTCCAAATTCCGCTTCAAAGCGCACTTGCTCTGCGCGGGCTTGCTCTTCAGTGTTGAACCCACCGCGAAACCGCCGGCTAGCATACTTGACGGGTTGGATTTTTTCCCGTTTCTTGCCCAGCAGCAGTTCGCAGACGTACCACTTTTCAGGTTCGGCTGGGAAGATTTGATGATCCGGTCGCATAGGTCGCCCCTTTCTATACTTGTGCTCGGCAAGTATAGCTTCTGGTGACGTCCTCAGGTCCAATATTCTGATTCCCAGAGCGAATGCACTGCTGGTATCCAAAGGAAACGGACGCATGTACGAAATCATCGTGTCGACACTGGCGCTTGCCCTCTCCACTGCCACCGCTTGGCTTACCTTGTTTCGGCGCGGCAGGGTCCAAATGACTCGCCCGACGATGATTGTGCTTTGTCAGGATGGGGACTATCCGCCGGTTCACAAAATCGTCATTCGATCCTTGCTCTACTGTACTGCGGATCGGGGGCGGGTCGTGGAGACGATGTACGGGGTACTGCGGCAGGGAGCCGAGTCTACTGCATTCGCATTCTGGAGTTATGGGATTTCACAGCTTGAACGAGGCGGCGGCCTATTCGTTGGTCGTGAGGGAGTCGCGATTAACCACCATTTCGTCCTGTTGTCGAAATCTGACCCGTTCAAGTTTGCAGAGGGCGAGTATGTGGTGGAAGTGTTCGCGACAATGGTAGGCGACAAGAACCCGTACAAGCTCGCTGAATCGAGCATCACGCTAACGGGCGAAATGACCGGATTGCTAAACGGCAAGACGGGCGGGGTAATGTTCAATTGGAACCCCGCAACCACGAGCTACTCGCCAGAGCTTCAAGCGGCCAAAGTCGACTTGCTCATCAGTCCCGAATCATTGCGTCGATTTGGTTAGCCGGCTGCGGAATCCAATTGTCGCCGTAGTGCTTTAATTACGTCGGCTCTGGAAAAGAGCTTGGGCTGCCCTTGCGATGGATCAATCAACACATGCGAGATTTGATCTGGCAAGCTTTGCAGGTACATGAGCAACTGTACGCTAAATTCAAATCGGATCGTCGGTCCAAACTTCTCGCTCTTCACCCGGAAATCTCGCAATAGGTCTTCGTCAGTCAGCAGAATGATTGCGATTCCCTCGCCGTCGAGAGGTTGCACAACGCCGCCAACGCAACTTTCACTCATCACAGCGAAACAGGGAAAGACCACCATGAATTGGTCTGGTCTTAGCAATGGCATGTCCATTTGCTTTTCCTAAATTGCGGCTAGCTGTAGTCCAAGAGCAACTGCCCAGATTCTCCGCCTTCGTCGCCTACGCTCTGGAACCTCAGTTCCGAGTCTTCAGCGTAGGTCCGATCCTTTTCGACGCTAAGCCAACGTCGCCTCAACCGCTCGGCAACTGCGCCCGTCGTGTTCGATCCTGCGAACGGGTCTAGGACGAGGTCGCCGGGTTCGGTAAGGAACTCCATAAAGAACCGGGGAAGCTCCGCGGGGAACCGTGCGGGGTGGACCTTGCGGCCTTGTGCCTTCGTCTCTTTGATGTAGCGGCTATTGGATTCGTTGTTCCCACATTCAATCAAGTTCGGCGGAATCGAACCGCCCTTGTCGGCTGCGAACGTCGTCTTGATGTTGTGGCCAGACGGCCGCTTTGTGTTTTTGATTCCGCGCTTAATAAATCGCTGCATGTCCTTGCTGTACGCCTGGAGAACCTTAGAGTTGTCTGCCCGCGGGAACCGGGATGCCGAAAGCCAGAAAATGTACTCGACCGAATCCTTAACCCGCATGCGGCGGACGTTGACCCATTCAGCCGGGGCTGGCATCTTCGCCGGGTTGTACCAGAAGAATTCTTGGCAGAGATTGAATCCCAGGTCATCGCACAAGGCGAGCAACAGTCGGAAGTGATACAGCGAACGAATCGGCGCGCCAGGCTTCCAAGCGCCGCCGACGTTCAGCACGAAACTAGCGTCCGGCTTTAGCAGCCGCTTAATTTGCTCGGCAAACGGCATGAACCATTTGACGTACTCTTTTTGGTCCGCATTGCCGTACTCTTTCTTGAAGTGCAGCGCGTACGGCGGGGACGTGAAGACGAGGTCAACGCTGGCGTCCGGGAGCGTCGGCAAAAGCTCCAGGCTGTCGGCACAATAGGCTTGGCCAAGATCGGTCGAATAGAGCGGCTTTATCGGCATATCGGCGGGTCATCGTAGTGTCTCAGAAGTTCTCCGAGGTCAGCATACCACGGCCGCAAGTCGCTTGCATCCGGTAAGGGAACTCGCTGGAAAACAGCCAGCTTGTGCGAATGCTTCGCATGGCAAGCCAAGTCCATCGTGCGGGCAAACATGAAATCCGACCAATCGCCCGTTTTCTTCCCCAGGCAAACGCCCAGGATGTGGTACTGGTCGATGCCGTAGTATCGGCTTGTTGGGTCGCCTGCTGCCGCTCGCGTCTTCTGAGTTTCGACCTTATAAGCGACGATCTTGCCGCCCTCTCGATAAGCTTCGCCGCCCTCTTTGCCGCTTTCG